TCTTTATCTCTTAGCATAACTGGGATACCAGTGGATGAAGTGTAAGAACCATATTTATTGAAACAATTAAGAGAGTTAAGTGTATCTTTCATGATTTCATAGGCTTTATCATGATTATAAGTGGAGGTTTTACCATTTAAGAACTCAACATTTATAGTTGTGTTTTTACCTATTAGTGATTTTCTGATTACAAATCTTTTAGAATTTAGTGTTGACATAGTTATTATATTTAAGTGATTATTATTTATTTATTGTTAGTTAGTTGTTTATTAGTTAGTTACATTATTATTATCAAGATTAATTAGTATTAATGTTCGAAAGTATGTGAGTGTATAATTGTTTAGTTATAAGTAGAGGATAGACTACTGTGCCACATTGTCATCTTGTCAGTGACATATTGTCATATTATTTATATAGTTTATATTTTAAATAGTTATTATTTAGTAATTTAGTTAGTTTATTAGTATTAATTGTATGAGTGAATATTAATTTATTATTTAATATTATAAAGTTATAATGTAAGTTATTAATAATGAGTGATGATATTAATTGTGTTTGATATTTGTTTGTGATTAACTGCATTGTTTATATTTATTATCATCATTAACTCGTATTATAATTCGAAGTGAAAGCTCTAGAAAAAAGGTGAAATGTATTTGGTAAGATATAGAAAAAGTTGTATATATAGTTGATTTTGTATGTAAAAACAGTGCCCGTATGCGAAATAAAACGAGTTTACGAGGAAAATATGAAAAAAAAAAGTAGGGGGGAACGCAGTACCTCTATATTTGTAACAACTTTCCCAGGAAAGGCCGTACCTTATATAACGCGTACCCTTATAATATTATACTACGTATAATATCTAACTAGGAGTAAGGTTAAGTATAGTAAATATATATATTATTACACACAATAAAGAGTTTTTACTACAATATAGGAATTATTTTTATGTAAATATTCTTCAATACCTGTAAGTATATATCTATAGATAATAATTAAAAATAAAAACATGGGATCACCATTTTATAACAAAGATAAAGGTAAACTAAGAGAAGCTTACAAGACAGAGAAGCTTAATGAAGTTGATTTAGGTACTCTTAAAAATAAAAAGAGTAACGATGGGTATTACGGCAGTGCTCCGCGTAACAATGTACAGCAAGTTTTACCTACAGCACCAGAGATGGTAAAAAAGAATATGAAACCTGAGTCTCCAAAGCCTGCTAAGCCAGTCAAGGTTGATTATATACCTCCTCGTCCAGTTAAAAATCCAAGAAAACAAATCATTAAACCTATTGTAAGAAAACCTAAGTTAAATCCAATAGTAGAAGCTTACGTGCCTGCTCAGTTTGAAGGAGCAAAACCTTTAGCTCAAAGTAGTCAAAAGAAAATATACTCCACGTTTAAAGAGCAAATGGAACAATTAAAAAATAAATAAATGGCAATAATATCATCATATCCAACAGTAGTTGCTGAAGCTAACGATTTACTTATAGGTACAAAAGTAACTAACACTGGCACAATAATAAATCCTACAAAGACATTTAGAGTACAAGAAGTAGTTGACTCTGCTTTAGGTTATACAGTCTATACAGCAGGTTTAATAAACGCTGGACCAACTGCTCCGACACCTAATGTATTAAAAAATAATACAGGTGGAACATTCACATGGTCAAGAACAGGTACCGGGTTATTTGTAGTGACAATAGCTGGTATAACAGTAGACATTACTAAAGTAGCAATATTTGAATGCGCTAATGGAGATTTAAATTTAGGTGCTACAATAATAAACCCTACTACTATCAATGTTGAACAGTTTAGTTCAGGTGGTGGTGGTTACGTAGATACTATGTTAGCAGGAACAACAATAGAATTTAGAATATACTCATAATATGGCAGTAATATTTTCATATCCAGAAATAAGTTTAGCTAATATTGCGCCGAGCGATAGGTTTGTTTTATCTAAAATGGACGAACCTACAAACCCCACAAGAAGCATTACAATTGGAACATTAGCTAGTTACATATCTACTAATATAACACCTCCACCTGCAGTAATACCTTGGCCTTATGTATATAATCTTGGTAATCAAAACTTTTTACAAGGATCAAGTCCAATTTTAAGCGGTGCTGAAAACACTGGTTTAGGAGTTAACGTATTTCCAGACTTAACAAGCGGTTCTGGTAATGTTGCACTAGGAGATGACGCTGGTAGAATTTTACAATCAGGAGGTAAAAATATTGCTATTGGATCTGACTCTAGATTTGCAGGATCTTCTGTTACCAATACTATAGTTATAGGTGCTACAGTTTCTGGTCATAATGATAACACAGTTGTTTTAGGTAATGATAGTACTGTGTCATGGGAATCATCAATAGCTAATATAGTAGATTTAGGAACTTCAACATTTCCGTTTAAAGATTATTATGGAGAAGGTAATATAAACCTAGGAAACATAAATAGTCGCATCGGACTTGGCCTTGCATATGGCGCGAATACTAGAGGAGCTGTAGAAGTAGATGCATTTTTAGATTATAATGGAGCTCCATTTAATTTCTTTATACCAAATGGTGTTGCTCCTACCGGATATCCAATTGGAGTATTTGATTATTTCACTGGAACAGATCTTTATGCAATAAGTTATTGGGGTGTGGGTCGATTTATGGGTTCTGGTATTCATATTTTTTCAGATGAACGTTCAAAAGTAATACACGGTGTTTCTAAGTCTAAAGAAGATCTTGACACGTTAAATGATATTGAAATAACTGACTTTAATTACATAGATCCAGTAAAAGGAAGTGGTAAACAGAAAAAAGTAATTGCTCAGCAAGTAGAAAAAGCATATCCAACAGCGGTTAGTACAGGACGTGATGTAATTCCTAATATATTTAAAGAATCTGAAATAAATTCTGGAGTTATAAAGTTAGAAAACACTTGTGAAGTTGGAGATAAGATACAACTTGTGCACGAAGACTCAAGTAAAGAGATAGTTAAAGTAATTGCATGTCATGAAACTAAAATAGTTACTGATTCTAAGAAAAAAGGTAAAGTATTTGTGTATGGAAACGAAATTGATGATTACAAGTCTGTAGATTACGATGCAATATCAATGCTTAACGTCTCTGCAACACAAGAATTACATAAAATTATCAAAAAATTAAGTAAAAAAATAGAAGATCTTACAAATAAAGTAAATTCTTTAGAAAACAAGTAATAATAAACCTATACCTGCTCGGTTGAGAGCGATAAACCAAAATAAACTTAAAACCAAAATTATGACGTTTTATTATCAGACTAAAACGTGGAATAGTCAACCACAAATCACAGAAGAAACCATTAACCTTTGGAAACATCTTGCAGAAAAGAAAAACTGGAGAATAACCCAATTACCTAACGGTTTTTATCAAACTGAATACCAAGATCAAAATGAAGAAACTTGGAACGACGTTACAAGAAGAGAAACATTAGAAGGAGCAGAGCAAGCAATTGACGCTTCAGTTGAGCATTACGCTAAAAAACTAGAATATGTTTCTGGACCTAAGGTCGTCAAAACTTTTAAATAATTAAATTAAATTAAATTAAATCCTATGATTGTAAAAAATCTTAACTTTGGCTCTGAAGCCAGAGAACAGGTATTTAAAGGAATTGAAAAACTCACAAGTGCTGTTAGCTCTACATTAGGAGCTAGCGGTAAATGTGTGATTTTAGAAGATGCACAAGGAAACCCGATGATTACTAAAGACGGTGTAACTGTAGCAGATTCGATATTCTTAAGAGATCCTGTAGAAAACATTGGTGCAACACTTATAAAAGAAGCTGCACGTAAAACGGTTAGAGAAGCTGGAGACGGCACAACCACAGCAACTATATTAGCTCATGCTATATTAAAAGAAGCTTATCAACATTTAGATAAGTCTAATAGTAGAGAGATAAAAGAAGGAATAATTTCTGCTGTAGAAAAAGTTGTACAATACTTAAAAAGTGTTTCCGTTCCAGTTGATGATCGTATTAAAGAAATAGCTACAATATCTACTAATAACGATAAAAAATTAGGAGAATTAATCGCAGAAGCGTTTACAGCTGTTGGTAACACAGGAGTTGTTATTATGGAACCTTCAACATTAGGTAATACAGAAGTTGAAGTAGTAGAAGGTGTAGAGTATGACAAAGGCTTGTTAAATCAAAACTTTATTACAAACAAAGAGCAAGGAACGTGTGAATTAGAAAATCCATTAGTAATGATTGTAGATTCTAAAATAGAATCAATAAGGCAAATACAAACGGTTTTAGAACACGTTATTAAAACAAATAAATCATTATTCATTATAGGTCAAGTTGAACCACCGGTTCTTTCTTCGTTAGTAATGAACAAAATGAAAGGTAATATAAAAATAAATATTGTAGATCCACCCGTGTTTGGTATTAGAAGAAAGGAAATACTAGAAGATTTATCTTTACTTACCAACGCTCAAATTATAAACGAAAACTTAGGTGATGACTTAAATACTATTGAAATAGATTATTTAGGAACATGCTCAAAAGTAACTACTGGTGCTGATCAAACAATAATTCAGGTAGAAAGTATTTCAGATGAAATCAAAAATATAATATCTGATATTAAGAAAAAACTTACTAAAAAGCTACAACCAAACGAAGTTGTAGGTTATGAACATAGATTAGCTAGATTATCAGCTAAAGTTGCTGTAGTTAAAGTAGGTGCTAATTCAGACATTGAATTAAAAGAAAAGCAAGACAGAGTTGAAGATGCTATATGTGCTACAAAAGCCGCGATCAAAGAAGGTATAGTTCCAGGTGGAGGAATAGCTTTATTAAATGCTGCATTAAATATAAATGAAGCTAATTTAGGAGAAGAAATATTATTAAAAGCAATAATATACCCTTTTAAAACTATTCTTGAAAACGCTGGAATAAATCCAACAACTCCTAGTGAAACAGGTGTTGGAATAAATGTGGTTACGGGAAATATGGTAAATATGATTGACAGCGGAATTATAGATCCGTTGTTAGTAACAAAAAGCGCTTTAACAAACGCGGCTTCAGTAGCTACTACCATTTTATCAACTGATTGTGTAATTAATAATATGAGGGTAGATGAAAGCGGTAGGTAGAAATTTAATTATAGAAAAAATAGAACAAAACATTACTAAGTCTGAAGGAGGTTTACTTTTAGGTAAAACAGACAGAGAAGATATTAGATATGTTGAAGCTACTATTATTTCAGTAGGAAATGATGTAGAAGGATTAAAAGAAAAAGATAGTATATTTTATGACCGACACGCTGGTCACTTTATTGAAGTAGGTAAAAAAACTTATCATGTAATAAAAGCACAGGACGTAGTCGTTGTTTTATGAAAAAGCTAGACGCAAGAGATATCAAAGATATAAACTTGCTAAAACATTACCGTATAATACGCAGATGGGCTTCAAAGAACAACGATTTAACTGATGCAGAGTTAGAATTACTTATTTACTTAGATTGTATTGATTACTTTACAATTAATGATTTTAAAATGGGCGTGTATTCTTATAGCTGGAATAACCGAAGGTGGAATAAACTATTACAAGAAGACTGGATAAAATTGTGGAGACATAGAAATAGAACTACACAAAAATATAACATATATACTATATCTTTTAAAGGTAAACAGTTAATTCAAAGAGTATATAGAATAATGTTAGGTCAAGATGATATACCTACAAGCGAAAGAAGAAACTCTATCATGAAAGGTAAAAGCTATATAGATAAAGTATTACAAACATCAATACAAAACGTAAATAAAGATAAAAACAGATGAGTAAAAATAGTCCTTTAAATTTCGGAATGCCTATGATGGGACAAAACCCATTTACGCAATATCAGACACAAAACTCAGGGTTTAACAATGCAATGATGTTTGGTAATCAAGGAAATATAGCACTGCAAGGGATGATGGCGGCTGAGCAAGCTGCTAATACACAATCACAAGTTGCAGCATCTTCAAGTTATCAAGATCCTAACAATGTGAGTTCAGTAGGTTTTAATAATGCTCCTAGTGAAATGGATATGCCTACTGCAAATAACTTTGGTACTGTTCCAGTTACTACAGGAAGTTTAACACCACAAACACAAAATATAGCTAGAGGAATGTTTGGAACAGCTGATAATAGACAAAGATCTGTAAATAGAAAACCATTAATAAATTTATAAATTATGCACAACAAAAAATATGATCCTTCAATGGAAAGATTAAAACCAGGAACTAAAGTCGGTGTAGTAGGTGAATCTGCTATATGGGACGGACCTTTAGATCAACAAGGAAGATTACACGGTTCAGGTTCAAGTTCAGGTATAACAGGTATGCAAGTATTAAAAGATATTGCGCCTTACGTTTCAGGACCAATAACACAAATAGCAAAAGTATACAAATAAAAACAAATAATTAAAATGGCACAAAATCAACCAACTGGCGCGCTGGTAGTTGTTCCTAGTGATACAATCAACATACCTAAACCAGGTATAATTACTTCTGGAACAAATACATCTGCTGTAGCTACAACATTAACAGATGCAGGAAATGATTTCCGTAATTCTGTAACTAACTTAGAAGGTTATAATATTAGAGGTGGAGATGTAGTAATAGATCTAGCAGGAGCAATATGTGAAATAGAATCAGTAGATGATGCTAACAACCTTACTTTACTAGCACCAGGAGCTGCGGCAGGAGCTTATAACATATATAAAGGTAACTATACTATAACAGATGGTTTTTCTGAAGGATATAGTTTATTTGTAGGAAACGGAGGATCTGTATCTGTTATAACTGTAGATGGAGAGCAAGTAACTTTGTTTAATGTAGCAAACGCTAGTTTTATCCCTTTGCAAGTTCAAAGAGTAAACGCAACAGGAACAACAGCTAGTTCTATATTAGCTTTACAATAGCATTATGCCAACTATATTAGGAAACGCAAATGCAATACTGGCTATACCTAACTTACCAGGTAGTGGCGGAATACCACCAACTGATTTCATTATACAAGAAAACAATGTTGGTGCTGGTACATTTAGAATGCTTACAGAAAATGGAGCAGACCTAATGATTAGAGAATAAAAAAATAAAAAAACAAAATGGCAGATATTAAATTTTCACAATTTACACTTCAAACAGATTTCGCTAATGTAAGCGAAGTTGTTGGATATGACGGGGCAACTAACGTAAGAATAACCCCTAGCAACTTAATTAGTACTTATTTACTTACGAGTCCAATAGAAGTTGGTTCTCTTTTAGAAGCTACAGGAGGGATTGAAATTGGTAAAAACGCTGGTACTCCTTTTATTAGTAATGGAGGTGTTGCTGGAGCTACTGATTTATTTTTTGGTTCTAACGCAGCTTTTGGTAAATATTTTAGAAATTTAGTAATAACTACTGAAGGTTACTTTGGAGTAAATTCTGCTTTAGGCGCTGGTGTACCAGACATATTAAGATTAGAAACTGATTCAACATCTGCGAACATAGGAGAATTAGAACTTCGTAAATATGGAGTAGGAACATTTACAGGTGGCACACCAGTTTACAACTTAGGTGTTGATGCTAATGGAGTGATAAAAGAAACTTCGTTAGTTGATACTAACACAATAACGGGTACAGTAACTGCTGGTGAAATAGCATATGCTTCAGCAGCAAATGTTTTATCAAGTTCTAATCAATTAACTTTTGATTTAGCTGGTGGTACACTAGAATTATTTGAAGATGTTATATTTACTGATAATGGCGCTAGTAGCACTGGTTCACCCAATACAGTAACTAGTATGAGTATAGGTACGGGCGCAGCGGCTACTAAAGGAGCTATCGAAGTAGAAGGTTTTATAAATTATGATATAGGAGCAAATTTTAACTACTTTTTAGAAGGAGCGGCTAACACTGAATGGCTGTATTTCACAGGAGTAGGAGGATTTGATATAAGTTATTACGGTGAAGGTAGATTTTTAGGATCAGGTATACATATATTTTCTGATGAAAGAATTAAAAAAGATATATCAGTAAGTGACTCTAAAGAAGATTTAGAAACTATATCTAAAATTGAAATATCTAACTATAAACATGTTAATCAAGCACACGGTGATAGAGTTCATAAAAAAGTAATAGCACAACAAGTTATTAAACATTATCCAGAAGCAGTATCTATAAGTAAAGACGTTGTACCATGTATTTATGAAAAATCTACTATCGAAGATGGTATTATAAAAATAAACGCAGACAGTTGCGGATCTGACACGTGTTGCAAGTTAGATGATAAAATAAAACTAATTTATCCTGATGGATCAAAAGAATTAGTTAACATAATAGAATCAGACGGAGATTCAATCAAAGTTGATTCAGATAAATCAGGGGAAGTATTTGTATATGGTAAAGAAGTTGATGATTATCATTCAGTTGATTATGATGCTTTAGCTATGCTAAACATATCAGCTACTCAAGAGTTATACAAAATAATAAAAGAATTAAAACAAGAGATTAAGCAATTAAAACAAAACAACAACTAATTATGGAAAAAGGACATTACGGTGAATATAGCGGTAACGCTAAACACTCAAGAGTTACAGCATCTAACTACAAAGCAAGTGAAAGAGATGACGCTGCGCATATTGATTATTTAAAAAGAGACGTATTATATGATGATCATCATAGTCATAGCGACGCTGCAATGACAGCGGACGAAAAGCATATATCTAAATTAGCTGGTGATATGAGATATGATAAAAAACATCACGGTATGTCTAGAGAATCTGCTGAGTTTGAATATATGCCAATTGAAGATGATATGAAAAGAGGTATGTCAAGAAAAGGTTCTAAACCAGATTATATAGATATTGATGGAGATGGTAACAAAACAGAGTCAATGAAAGAAGCTTCTGATGGTATGTCAAGAAGAAGCAGAAGCGAAAGACTAAGAGGAAGAGCTGTAAAATTATCAGAAAGATCAGGAGAAGGACAAGGTGGTTATGATTACGAAAACCCAAGAGTAATGAACATGCTTAATAAAGCTAATATGTTAGATGAAAGAAGTGGTGCAGAAATGAAAATGATGATGACAAAACATATGACAGCAAAACCAAAAATGAAAGCAAATGAATATGATAATGAAAATCGTGATAAAGAAATGAATAGAATGATGGACGAGCGTGGTGGTATGAATAGAATGAGCAAGTACGGAGGAAATATGCATGATTATCACAGACACATGGACGCACAAGGTCATATGACTAAAGATGGTGTTGTTGGTGGTGGTAAATACGGTAAAGGTGGTCACTATAAAGATTACGAAGGTATGTCTAGAGAATCTTACGGTATGGAAAGAAAATCATGTGGAACTAAGTATACTGGTCCAAGTAGATATTCATCTCCTGCAGCTTTTATGGGAATTAAAAGACCAGGAAGATGTACTCCATTTCCTAATCCTGATTGCGAACCAGGAACTCCACAATATAACTTAGCTAAAAGACTTAAGCCAGGAGGGGATTTATATAAAGGCAAAAAGAAATAATATGAAAACATTAGACAAATTAAAAGGTAATTTTTTTAATAAAAAATCTTTTAATGTAGGTTTTAACAATAGATCTCCACTTAGTTACATAAGTAGCACTGGACCTAGCGTACCTTCATTTTCTGACCCTGGTTTACAATCATTTTCACCTTCTGACTGGGAAGGAGCTTATGATACTTCAGATGCGGTAAGAGCAGAAACTAAAGCAGAGATTGCTAAAGGTGAAGGTGTTGGTGGTGCAGTTTGGAGTGGAGTTAAAAAGATAGCTGGCGCTGTAGGTGGTGGAAAGTTAAGTGATAAAGGCGGAGCATTTAGTGGAAAAGGACAAGAAATAGGAAACACAGGTGTGCTAACTACAGAAGCAAATAAAAATACGCAAATAATGGATAACATTGAGGGTATTTTCGGTGGACAAGAACCACCTAGAGATAAATTCCAAGAATATAAAGATCTTAAAGAAGAATTAGGATTATAATAAAACAGTCATGGATCTGTATAAAACCAAAGAAATATAAAACAAACATTAACATTTAAAAACAAAAAATCATGGCAAATTGGATTAATTTCAACGTAGTTGGTGGTGTAACAGATGGCGCAGGTGCAACTCCAGCTCCACAGATGGACGGCGACAACTTAGTATTAGCTGAAAGCATTATTAATGTGGCAGCAGTAGTAAGTGGTGGTGGTGCTATCGTAGCAACATTAAACTTAGCTGGACCAGCAGGTGCAACAACTTGTACAGTTATCTGTTCAACTTCAGCTGCAGCAGCAGATGCTCCTGACGCTAACGTACCAGCTTCAGCAGATTACGTAAACAAAGTTAAAGGTGCAATTATCAGATCATTAACAGCTAATCCAGGTGGTGTAAAAGCTAACTGTGTATTACCTCAAGATCAAGCTGACCCAACTGCTTCTTACGACCCAACACTTAAAGTGTACTGGAGAAGCTTCGTAGTAGCGTAATTATGAAATCTAGAGGATTAGGCGATTCAATCGCAAAATTCACTGAACAAACAGGTATTAAGGCTGCTGTCAATAGAATGGCTAGCAGTCTTAATAAACCCTGTGGTTGTCAACAAAGACAAGATTATTTAAATAAAAAATTCCCTTACAAGCAATGAGAATAAATTTAACTAAAAGATTCAAGATGAATTCTCCATTAGAAATCAATAACACTCCTGTGTATCAAGTTGACTTAGGTGAGGGCGTTTTAGGTAAAGGAAATAAAAACGGTACTATATTAGTATCTGATAAAATAACTGATCCTGAAGAAAGAGAAAGCATTATAGAACATGAAAGAATTCATGTTGACCAAGTAAGAAGAGGTGATTTAGATTATGACGATGAAAACGTTTATTGGAAAGGTAAAACATACCCAAGAAGCAAAATGAATGAAGGTAGTCCAGATTTACCTTGGGAAAAAGAAGCATATAGTAAAACAGATCCCTACGAAAAATATTAATATGAAAAGTAATTACAAAACCGGAAGTCCATTCCCTAGATTAAACATGCCAGATCTTTATGATAAAAAAGGTTTTGATGAAAGAATCAATCAATCAAACGAAAAAAGTAGACAAGCTCTTATTGATTTAGCTGGCTATAGAGGAAAAGACACTTATAATGAAGTAATTGGTAATACACCTAGAGCTCCTTATGTAAAAAATGAAGGTGTTGATAAAAAATTTCCATATTTAAGTTCTAAGCATCATGTTGGTAATGTTTATAATCCAATGCAATCAGATATTAGAAATAGAAATGCAATGACAATAGAGGAGGAAAGAAAAGCTGAACAAGATAGAATGCTTGGCGGTAGTTTTGTTGATGAAAGACAAGGAACTAGAGGTAGCACTTATTTTGGTCCGGAGTTTGATAAAAAAGCAGAAAAAGCAGCTAAAACAGCAGTAGACAGACATGAGTATTTAATGAACGCCGCTGCTCAAGGTGAAGATGCTTTGGAAGCAGCTTTATCACAAGAAAATATTTACAATAAAAATAATGTTGTAATAGGTCAAGAAATGCCTGTAAGATCAAAGTTTCCTATATCCACTAAAGAAACTGGAGTTCCAACAAATCTTAGAGGAGGTTATGCTGCAAATCCTAGTGGCCAATCTTTAAGAAATATTAATAGTTTTATAGATCTTAGAGATAGAGCTAAGTCTGCTCAAGACTTAAGTGACTTTTTGAGACAAGCTGAAGTAAGACGTCAATTTGATTCAGACGACAGGGATGCATTTTTTGATTCTCTAAGAGATGAAAGAACTGGAGAGTATAAAATAAATTTTGGTGGGCAGTAAAAAATTTAAAGACACTAAAGTAGGTAAATTTTTATCTAACACAGCTCCTGGTATATTAAATACTGTGGGTGATGTATTACCTGATAGTGGTGTAATGGGTTTGGTTAAAAACCTTATAAATAAAGAAACGGCTTTACCGCCAGAAGATAAAGAAAAAGCTTTAAAATTACTAGAGTTAGATGTAATTGAAATGCAAGAGATATCAAAGCGTTGGAATAGCGATATGAAGTCAGATTCCTGGCTAAGTAAAAACACGCGTCCTATGTCTTTGATTTTTTTAACTATATCTATGGTTATTCTTATATTGCTAGATAGTTTTGAATTAAAATTTGGTGTAAATGATAACTGGGTAGATCTTTTACAAACATTATTAGTAACAGTATATGTAGCGTATTTTGGTTCTCGAGGAGCTGAAAAATTTCAAGCTATTAGAAAAAAGTAAATATTATTCAAAATAAGTGATTATAATTTAGAACAATTAAATTAAATCAAATATTATGAAAAAATTATTAATAAGCATGTTAATGCTTTTGAGTACTTTCACCTATGCTCAAGAAATCCCTGGACTTGAAGGTTTATGGAAAGGTGAAAAATCAACTTATTATGTTGCTATTTTATGGGATGGTGATAAATACACTTTTAGTAACTTTTCTTTTGTAACAGGTAAAACTGCTAAAGAAAAAATTTATAAAAAAGGTAAAGACTATATTGTAACAAATATATACACCGAAAAAACTAAATATAGCATTAACATTAAATACACTGTAATAGATGAACAAACTATACTATGTGAGTTTACAGGATCTAACAACAACGTAAGTAAATATAAACGAATTAAATTAAATTAAATGGCAGAAAACAAAGTAACAGAAGAAGAGTTAAAAGAAATACAAGGTTTACAATCAAATCTTTATAAACTAACTACAGATATCGGAGTTTTAGAAACTCAAAAACACGCAGTTTTACACGAGCTAGCAGGTGTTAATCAGAAACAAGAAGAATATAAAAAAGTACTAGAAGAAAAATACGGTTCAATAAACATAAATTTACAAGACGGTACTTTTGAATTACAAAAAGAAAATGAGTAATGTTATAAGAAAAATCAGCATTGGTGCTGATTATAAGAATGAAGCAATGCATTATTCTATAGGTCAACAGGTTTATGGTGGTCATGAAATATCACATATACTGTTAGATGAAAAAGATAATTCTTATAATATACATATAAAAAAACACAATGAGATATTGCCATGGAAAAAATTTAATTCTAACATGGCTATATCTATTGAGTATGACTTAGAATATTAATGAAAAGTTTATACGATTTTATTGTAGAACCTTTAGGCGAACGTTATGCAAATACTAAAAAAATAGGTGAAAAAACTTTAATTTTAAATACTAAAATTGAGTCTTGGAAATTTGTTAATAGATTTGCTGTAGTTTTAGAAACACCAATTGCTATAAAAACTTCTATTAAAAAAGGAGATATAGTTATAGTGCATCAAAATGTTTTTAGACGTTTCTATAATATGAAAGGAAAACAAAGCAACAGTAGGTCTTATTTTAAAGACAATATGTATTTTGTTGGTATGGATCAAATTTATCTATACAAAAGTAATGACGCTTGGAAATCAATTGGTGATCGTTGCTTTATAAAACCAATTAAAAATTCATCTTCTCTAGAGAACAGAAAAGAAAATCCTTATATAGGAATAGTTAAAATTGGTAATAATAAGTTAGAGGCATCTAAGATTAATCCAGGAGATAAGATAGGTTTTAAGCCAGGTGCTGAATGGGAGTTTGTTATAGATGATGAACGTCTTTATTGTATGAAATCAAATGATATAGTTATAAAATATGAGCACAAAGGAAACGAAGAAGAATATAATCCAAGCTGGACAGTTAGCAGTTAAAGAATTAATTAAAGTTGCTAAAGAACCAATTATAGATTTTGGACCAGACATTTCTGCAGATAGATTAAAAAACGCTGCTGCTACTAAAAAGCTGTGTATATTTGATGCTTTTGAAATATTGAATAGAATAGAAGAAGAAAAGAATCTACTTGAAGATAAACCTAAAGTAGAAGAAAAAAAAGAAACTACTTTCCGTGGTTTTGCTGAAGGAAGATCTAAATAATGTACGAGCAAAGTTTATATAGTATATTAAAAGATCACGTTAAACCAAAAGTTCTTAAACGAAATAACAAGTATAAGAAATGGGAATATGGTTATAATGAGAAATATGATTTTGTAGTTATAAGTAAAGACGGAACTGTAGGTGATATATATGAAATACAAGGTTTAAAAATTGGAGTTCCTAGTAGACCTAAAAACGTACACTCTTTTGAAAATAATAAATGGAAAAGAACACCATTACCTAAAGTTCTTAAAAAAATTAAAAGTGTTTTTGAGTGGGATAAATATCCAGAAGACTTTAAAGAAAGATGGTATGATTTTATTGATATAGAATTTACTAGACGTGAAGAAGGTTTTTGGTTTAAAAACGATGATAGAGATGTTTATTTAACAGGAACACATTATATGTACTTACAATGGAGTAAGATTGATGTTGGACCACCAGACTTTAGAGAAGCGAATAGATTATTCTTTATATTCTGGGAAGCTTGTAAAGCAGATGTTAGATGTTATGGTATGTGTTATTTAAAAAACCGTAGATCTGGTTTTTCATTTATGGCTTCAGGAGAAGTTGTTAATTTAGCTACAATATCTAGTGATTCAAGATATGGTATATTATCTAAAACAGGTCCTGATGCTAAAACTATGTTTACTGACAAAGTAGTACCAATATCAGTTAATTATCCTTTCTTTTTTAAACCGATTCAAGATGGTATGGATCGACCTAAAACAGAGTTAGCATATAGAGTACCAGCTTCTAAATTTACACGAAGAAAAATTATAAGTGGAGAAGTTGCGGCAGAGTTACAAGGACTAGACACAACAATTGATTGGAAAAATACTGGTGATAACAGTTATGATGGTGAAAAACTAAAACTATTAGTACATGATGAATCTGGTAAATGGGAAAGACCTAATAATATTTTAAACAACTGGAGAGTTACAAAGACATGTTTAAGATTAGGATCTAGAATTATTGGCAAGTGTATGATGGGATCAACATCAAACGCTTTAGATAAAGGTGGTGGAAATTTTAAAAAATTATATGAAAGTTCAGATGTTAACAAAAGAAATGCAAATGGACAAACGCGTAGCGGACTCTATAGTTTGTTCATACCTATGGAATGGAACTACGAAGGATACATTGATTCTTATGGCGTACCTGTATTCGAAACACCCAAAGAACCTAAGGAAGATCCTCACGGGCAAAAAATTAAACTAGGAGTATTAGACTATTGGAAAAATGAAGTAGATGGTTTAAGCGAAGATCAAGATGCTTTAAATGAATTTTACAGACAATTTCCACGTACAACTAAACATGCTTTTAGAGATGAATCTAAAAACTCTTTATTTAACTTAACTAAAATATACCAACAGGTTGATTGGAACGCAGATATAAAACATAGCAATGTTGTAACTCAAGGTTCTTTTGCTTGGACAGGAGGTATAAAAGATACTACTGTTATATTTGTACCAAATAAAAATGGTAGATTTTTTGTATCATGGGTTCCGCCTCAAAGATTACAAAACAATGTAATTAATAAGTTAGGAAGAAAACATCCTGGTAATGAAAATCTAGGAGCTTTTGGTTGTGATAGTTATGATATATCAGGAACAGTAGATGGTAGAGGTTCTAATGGATCTTTACATGGTTTAACTAAATTTAGTATGGAAGATGTTCCACCTAATCATTTCTTTTTAGAATATATAGCTAGACCCCAAACAGCTGAAATGTTTTTTGAAGATGTACTTATGGCTTGTATTTTTTATGGTATGCCAATATTAGCAGAAAATAACAAACCTAGATTATTATATCATTTTAAAAGAAGAGGTTATAGAGCTTATGCAATGAATAGACCTGATAAAATATATAACAAGTTATCAGTAACAGAAAGAGAAATAGGTGGTATACCAAATTCAAGCGAAGACATAAAACAAGCTCATGCTGCAGCTATAGAATCTTATATAGAAGAGCGAGTTGGTTTACTAGAAAATCTTAACTATGGAGATATGTATTTCCAAAGAACATTAGAAGACTGGGCAAAATTTAATATAAATAACAGAACATCACATGATGCTTCTATTAGTTCAGGCTTAGCTATTATGGCATGTAATAAAAATAAATATAGACCAGTTCCTAAGTTAATTAAACAAACGTATGATTTAGGTATAAAAAAATACGACAATAGTGGTTCATTATCAAAAATTATAGATTAAATGAAGATAAATTATAATACTAATAGTACATTTCCTAGCCAAGTTGTTAGTGACGCTGAAAAAGCTACTTGGGAATATGGTACGCAGGTTGCACAAGCTATAGAGCAGGAATGGTTTAATCAAGGTAGAACTAATGGTAATAGATACTTAACTACTTGGAACAACTATAATAGATTAAGATTATACGCAAGAGGTGAACAACCTGTAGAAAAATATAAAGATGAGTTATCTATTAATGGTGATTTGTCTTATCTTAATTTAGACTGGAAACCAGTTCCTATTATATCTAAATTCGTGGATATATTAGTTAATGGTATTTCTAATAAAAATTATGAAATAAACGCGTTTGCTCAAGATCCTCAGTCTCTAGAAAAAAGAACTAACTACGCTGAAATGCTAGCACAAGATATTTTTGCTAGACAAACAATGGAAGAAATAGTAAACAAACTTGATGCTTCTTTATTCAATACAACAATTCCAGAGAGTAAGTTACCTGCAGATGAAACTGAATTAGAACTACATATGCAATTAAGTTATAAGCAGTCTGTAGAAATTGCTGAAGAAGAAGTAATAAATCAAGTGCTAGATTCAAACAGATGGGAATTAACTAAGCGAAGAGTTAATTATGATTTAGTTACATGTGGTATTGGAGCTTGTAAAACTAATTTTAATCTTTCTAATGGTATTACAGTTGACTATGTTGATCCAGCTTATTTAATATATTCTTACACAGAGGATCCAAACTTTGAAGATATATATTATGTAGGTGAATTAAAACCAGTTACTTTAGCTGAAATAGCAAAGCAATTTCCTACATTAGATGATGCTACGTTAGAAAAAATACAACAACAACAAGGTAACAGAACTTATATGTATGGTTATGGTAATGGTCCATGGGATCAAAACACTGTTCCATTATTATACTTTGAATACAAGACTTATAGCGAGCAAGTATTTAAAATAAAAGAAACAGAATATGGATTAGAAAAAGCATTAGAAAAACCTGATACTTTTAATCCACCAGAAAGCGACATGTTTGAAAGAGTAGGTAGAACTATTGAAACTCTTTACAGAGGAGTTAAAGTTTTAGGTACTGATATAATGCTAAGATGGGAAATGTGTCCTAACATGACTAGACCAAAGGCTGATACTACAAAAGTAGAAATGAATTATGCTATTTGTGCACCACGTATGTATAAAGGTAGAATAGAATCTACAGTAGGTAGAATTACTGGTTTTGCTGATATGATACAGATAACACATCTTAAACTACAACAGGTAATAGCTAGAATGGTACCAGATGGTGTGTTCTTAGATATGGACGGTTTAGCAGAGGTTGATTTAGGTAACGGTACTAATTATAATCCAGCAGAAGCACTTAATATGTATTTCCAAACAGGTTCTGTTGTTGGTAGATCTTTAACACAAGATGGTGATATAAATAGAGGTAAAATACCTGTTCAAGAATTATCTACAGGTTCTGGACAAGCGAAGATACAAAGCTTAATATCTACGTATAATTATTATTTACAAATGATACGTGATGTAACCGGGTTAAGTGAAGCTAGAGATGGATCTGTTCCAGATAGAGATACACTAGTAGGTTTACAGAAAATGGCAGCTAACGCATCTAATATTGCTACTAAGCATATTAACAATAGTAGTTTATTCTTAACCTTAAGAATGTGTGAAAACATATCTAAGAAAGTTAGTGATATGTTAGATTATCCTTTAACAGCTAACTCATTAAAGAATAGTATAACTAATTTTAATAGTATTACTTTAAAAGAAGTTGATAAGTTAAATTTACATGACTTTGGTATTTTCTTAGATCTTGAACCAGACGACGAAGAAAAACAACAACTAGAACAAAACATACAAGTTGCATTGTCAAGTGGTGGTATTGATTTAGAAGATGCTATTGAAATACGTCAAATACGTAGTTTAAAATTAGCTAATCAAATGCTAAAAGTAAAACGTAAAAAGAAACAAGCTTACGAAAGACAAATACAGTCTGACATGGCTCAGCAACAAGCGTCAGCTAATACTCAAGCTACTCAAGCAGCTGCAGAGTCTGAAGTACAGAAACAAGAAGTTTTAACTAATCAAAAAATAAACTTTGAACAAGCTAAATCTCAAATGGAAATAGAACGTATGAGAAGCGAGGCTGAAATTAAACGTCAATTGATGGCTGAAGAATTTAATTATCAAGTTCAGTTAGAGCAAATGAAAGGTCAAAGAGAAACAAATAGAGAAGCACAAATAGAAGATCGTAAAGATAAAAGAACAAGAATAGCAGGATCACAGCAAAGCGCTATGATAGATCAAAGAAAAAATGATTTAATGCCTACTAATTTTGAACAACAAAGCAAAGAGAGCGCAATGCCTCAAGCTTAATTATTAATTATTTAATTATATTATATTATGGGAAACCAAAAAGCGGCCGTAGAGGTCAAACAAGAAGGTGACTTTAAAATAAAGTCAAAACCTAAGCGTAAAGCTAAAGATTTAGGACATGTAACAAATGCTCCTGCAAAAATCGATTTAACAGCTCCAGAAGCTACAGGAGAAATAGTTCCTAAAGTAGCTAAAATGGACTTAACTAAACAACCTAAAGAAGATGCCATTTCAAAGCCAGAAACAACAGGACTACCTGATGATAAACGAACCGAAGGTTTACAAGAAGTGGATGAAGGCGTACGGTCCGTACAAGAGCAACCCGATAAAGATGTTAAAGTCGATGCTCCGATCGAACAAGTAATAGAAGAAATTGTAGAAACAGATAATGTAGAAACAAAAAAAGAAGATAAACCTCAATTAATAGAAACACCTAGTTTACCAGAAAACATAGAAAAATTAGTTTCATTTATGAATGAAACAGGTGGAACAGTAGAGGATTATGTAGAACTTAATAAAGATTATTCTAAACTAGATAACGATCAATTATTAAAAGAATATTTAAGAAAAAATAAACCTCATTTAGATAAAGATGATATCGAGCTTATAATGGAAGATTATAAAATCGATGAAGATTTAGACGAGGAAAAAGAAATACGAAAAAAGAAGTTAGCATACAAAGAAGCTGTTGCTAGTGCTAAACAGGATTTAGAAAATAAAAAATCTCAATATTATGCTGAGATTAAACAACGTCCTGGAGTAACACAAGAGCAGCAAAAAGCTATGGACTTTTTTAATCGTTTTAATAAACAGCAAGAAACTATAAAGCAATCACAAGAAGCTTTTAAAAAACGAACTAATAATTTATTTCAAACTGATTTCAAAGGTTTTGATTACGAGGTTGGAGATAAAAAATTTAGATATAAAGTAAAAGATCCTGTGAAAATAGCTGAAAATCAATCTAATATTAAAAACTTTGTTGACAAGTTTGTCGATAAAAACGGAACTATTAGTGACACTGAAGGTTATCATAAAGCTTTATATGCTGCGATGAATACAGATAAACTAGCCACTCATTTTTATGAACAAGGCAAAGCGGATGGTATTAAGAATTTAGTACAACAATCTAAAAATCCAAGTGCAGAAGCACCAAGGCAGGTTGCCAGTGGGGACGTCTTTGTAGGAGGGTTTAAGGTTAAAGCAGTTAGTGGAGCTGATTCATCAAAATTGAGAATAAAAAAAAGAAAATTTAACTAATTAAAAACTAAAATTATGGCTTTAACCCCACAGTTTGGAAGTTTAGTACCTTCGCAAACTCAACAATTGCTAGCTACTAATTATTTGCAATGGACAAATAATGGTGGTGGTGCGGGTATACCAGCTAATTTCAGTGATTTTGCTGCGCAATATCTACCTGAAATTTACGAACAAGAAGTAGAAAGATATGGTAACAGAACGTTATCTGGTTTCTTAAGAATGGTCGGTGCTGAATTACCAATGACAAGTGACCAAGTAATCTGGTCTGAACAAAATAGATTACATATTGCATATGATAACTGTACATTTGTATCTGCTACAGGAGTTGTAACTATTAACCCAGGTGCTGTTGCAGGCGTAACTAACGTTATTTCTGTTAACTCAACTGTTGTTATTATGGATGACTTTGGTGCAGAAGCAAAATGTTTTGTAAGTGCTAGTGTACCTGGTGCTGCTGGAACAATTACTGTACAACCTTACACAGCTGCTAACTTAGCAGGAGCTGGATTAGTAGGTGCTGTAAAAGTATTTGTATACGGTTCTGAATATGCAAAAGGATCAACAACACCTAACTACAACGCTGCTACAGCGCCTGCTGGTTATATTAGTGTTACTCCTTCATTCACTCAATTCTCTAACAACCCATTAATCATTAGAAGTAAATATACTGTTAACGGTTCTGACACTGCTCAGATCGGTTGGGTAGAAGTTGCTACTGAAGATGGAACTGGTGGTTACTTATGGTACCTAAAAGCTGAGTCTGAAACAAGACTAAGATTTGAGGATTACCTAGAAATGATGTGTGTAGAAGGTGAGATCGCTGCTGCTGGTTCTGCTGCTTTAGCAAACGGACAAATAGGTACGCAAGGTCTTTTCGCTGCTATACAAGCAAGAGGTAATGTACAAGTTGGATTTAGCGCTGCTACTGGAATAAGTGACTTTGATGATATTCTTAGAAACTTAGATACTCAGGGAGCTATTGAAGAAAACATGTTATTTTTAGACAGACAAACTGCTCTAGATTTTGATGATATGTTAGCTCAAATCTCTGCTGGTTCTGCTGGTGGTACTGCTTATGGATTATTTGAAAACTCAGAAGAAATGGCTTTAAACTTAGGTTTCAGCGGTTTCAGAAGAGGTTCTTATGACTTCTACAAAACAGACTGGAAATACTTAAACGACGCTTCAACGCGTGGTGGTATGACTGGACCTGCTTCTATTGAAGGAGTATTAATCCCAGCTGGTACAACAACTGTATATGATCAAATTTTAGGAACTAACATCCGTAGACCTTTCTTACACGTAAGATATAGAGCGTCTAATGCTGATGATAGAAGAATGAAATCTTGGTTAACAGGATCTGTTGGTGGAGCATTTACTAGTGATCTTGATGCTATGGAAGTTAACTTCCTATCTGAAAGATGTTTAGTAACTCAAGCTGCTAACAACTTCGTATTATTCCAAGGAGTATAATACATTAATGTAATTTTTACCCTCGTTATATTAACGGGAGTAATTATTACTTTTATAAACTATTTAATTATATTATATTATGGCTAAAAAAGCTAAAGCAGAAAATATTGAGGTTGCACCTCAAGAGGTTGTAGTTAAAGCTGCACCTACAGTAAACCCAGTAAAAAAACAAAGCTGGGAAGTAAAAAATAGAACTTATGTACTTACCGGAGGTAAAGAACCATTAACATTTACAATTCCAAGCAAGCACAGTAGAAGACATCCATTACTTTGGTTTGATCCAAAAAGTCAAGTTCAAAGAGAATTAAGATACGCTACTAATCAATCTTCACCATTTAAAGATGAACAAAAAGGTGAAGTAATATTAGGGCATATAACTTTTAGAGATGGAGTATTAACTGTTCCTGAACAAAACGTACAATTACAAAAGTTGTTATCTTTATATCACCCTTTTTTAGGTCAAAGATATAAAGAGCACGTACCAGAAAGTATCGCTGCTGATCAAGTAGAAGAAATTGAATGGGAAATTGAAGCGTTAAACCTAGCAAAATCTATAGATATTGATTTAGGTGAAGCAATAGTAAGAGTAGAAATAGGATCTCAAGTAAACAACATGTCTACTAGAGAAATTAGAAGAGACTTATTATTATTAGCTAAAAGAAATCCTAAACTATTTTTAAGTTTAGCTTCTGATGAAAACGTACAGTTAAGAAACTTTGCAATTAAAGCAGTGGAAAATGACATTGTAATACTATCACCTGATAATAAAACCTTTACATGGGGATCAAATGATAGAAAATTAATGACAGTTCCTTTTGATGAAAACCCTTACTCAGCATTAGCTGCATGGTTTAAAACAGACGAAGGTATTGAAGTATTTAGGTCTATAGAAAAAAGACTAAATTAAAAATAATAAGGGCGGATTCGTTCGCCCTTTTATTAAAATAAAAAAGAATGGTAAACGTAAACGCAGTATATCAAACGGTGTTATTAATATTAAACCAACAACAAAGAGGTTACATAACTCCTGATGAATTTAATAAAATTGGAACTCAAGCACAGTTAGCTATGTTTGAAGGTTATGCTAGTGATTTAAACCAGCAATATCGATTACCACAAAACGATACTGAATATTCAAATCGTGTAAAAAATTTACAAGAAAAACTACAGTTTTTTCAAAAAGTAGGAACACCTGTTTACGATGCTGTAACAGGTAGATTTCAATTATTAGATTTTACAGACTTTTTAGCTCCTCCTTACGCTCCTAGCCCTGTGGTTATTGGAACACTTGGAACTACAAATGATGTATTATATAGACTAGGAACTGTTTTTTATAAAGACTATGATCTTGGTCAGTACACACAAAGAAACGAGTTAAGACAATTATTACTTTCCCCTTTAACTCAACCAACAGAAAATTTCCCTATATATTTATATGAAGATAATTTTTTAACTGTATTTCCAAACACAATACAGGCAGATATTACTTTTTCTTATCTTAAAAAACCAAATAATGTAGAATGGGGTTTTACTCAAGACATTACAACAGGTGCTTATCTTTATGATCAAGGAACTTCAATTCAATTTGAGTTAGAGCAAACAGAACAAGATGAGTTAATACTAAGAATACTAGCTTATGCTGGTGTGATAATTCAAGATCCAACTATAATACAAGCAGCTTCACAACAAGTAGCAGAACAAGATAACAACGAAAAACAATAAGATATGCCAATGCCAAACGGAGGTTTAATTACCGAAACTAACAGTCAATATTACGCGGGTGCGCAGGGGTTTGTAGTTACAGCTGTAGCAGGTCAAAATGATTTTACATTTACATTTAATACAACTTTAATATTAGGTGATCCTGATCCAGTTCAAACAGATTATGCTTTAAATAATTTCAAGCTTTATACAAGCGCAGATGGTATAACATATACAGAATATATATTACCTTATACTTTAAAAGTGCAAGGCAATGGTGATAGCACTATAAGTATAACTGCTGTAGGAGGTATTCCTCAAAACAACGTTTTAGTATGTCAATTAAAAACAATTGATGGCGGTAGTTTTGGAAACAGAGATGCTTACGGTGTTACAACAGAACAAAATTACGGAAGTTACTCTTATTTAAAATTAAAAGATGTAATAAATAACTTTATAGTAGGTTATGTAGGTAAAGATAAATTAATACCAGATGTTAAAAGAAGTGATATAATTTTTCATGCTAAAAGAGGTTTACAAGAGTTTAGTTATGATACTTTAAAATCTGTCAAGTCTCAAGAATTAACGGTACCTCATACACTTAGCGTTATCTTACCACAAGATTACGTTAATTATGTTAGAGTGTCTAGAATAGATCAACTAGGTGTACAAAGAATAATATATCCATCAAACAACCTTACAACATCTCCATATGAATTACCTATACAAGATAATCTTGGTGTACCAACACAGGATAATTTTGAAGATAATTTGGAAAGCACATCTATAACTGAAGAGAGATGGAAAAGCGCTAATACAAATCTTATAAGTCAAAACTTTAATTTTGGATTATACAACGAAGGTTTTGATTGGGCTGGTTACAACTGGGGTCAAGGTGGAATGTGGTATTGGAACTGGGGTGAGCAATACGGAATGTCACCACAATATGCTCAATATAATGGTTGGTTTAATATGAACGAAAGAGAAGGTAAAGTTTCTTTTTCTAGTAATTTAGTAAATCAATTAATAGTGTTAGAGTACATCTCTGATGGACTTGCTTATGATTTAGACAGTAGAATACCAAAGTTAGCAGAAGATGCTTTATATGCATATATTTTGCATGCTATAATATCTACTAGAATTAATCAACCTGAATATATAGTACAAAGATTAAAACAAGAAAAAAGCGCTAAGCTTAGAAACGCTAAAATTAGATTATCTAATATTAAGTTAGATGAAATAGTACAAGTAATGCGTGGAAAAGCTAAATGGATAAAACGATAATACATGCCACAAGTAACTAATACTTTTATAAGGTCTAAAATGAATAAAGACCTTGACAATAGATTACTGCCAAACGGTGAATACAGAGATGCTCAAAATTTACAAATTAGTAGATCAGAAGGTTCTGAAGTAGGAGAGTTTGAGAATGTTTTACAAAACAAAGAATTAACTTATTTGTATACAGGTAAGCAAACTCTTCCGTTAGGTTTTGTTAAATATTATGGTAAAGTTATAGGTCAATTTACAGATGAAACTAATGAGAATATTTATATATTTAGCTCAGGTTATAACGGTGAGGGAAGATGTCCTAGAGATGTGCAAGCTTTTTCTAAAGTAGGTATACCAGCAACAACAGCTTTCAACTGGGTGTTATATGATGCGGCTGGTAATTTACTAGATCCTACTACTCTTGGTTTAGAAGTAGGTATGACAGTATATGGTGATAACTGGAACGGTCAACCTTCTGGTGCTGGAGGTCAAGAAGTTGATCCTGTAATTGAAAGAATTATACCTCCAGATCCTGCAGTTCCAAGTGATGGTTTAATTGTGCTTAGTCAAGGCATAACATTATCTGGATCTAATCAATTAAATTTTGGTTACACTAATACTATTCATAGGTATAATCCTACAACTAATATAACTACATTATTAGTCAGAGGATCTTTTCTTAACTTTAACCAAAACTTTAAAATATACGGTATAAATTTACTAGACAACTTATTATTTTGGACAGATAACCGTAATCAACCAAGAAAAATTAATGTTGAACTAGCTAATCCTACATCTTTAATTACACCAGTGCATTATGTAAATGAAGACCAAATATCTGTTGCTAAATATTATCCTTACGAAACACCTTTAGTTTTACAACAAACTAATTTAGAAGCTGTTAGTGGTACTTTTCCTCCTGTTCAGACTATAAAAGGATATCAAATTACAACTACTCAATTTGTAGGAGATTACAATGTTAAAATAGGAGATATAGTTAGTGGTTTTCCTGCTCAAAAAGATGATGAGGTTTGGCAAGTACTGTGGATAGAACCAACTGGTGGTAATAATGAAGTAATTATTTATAACAACTTTTTATTGTTTCCTGGAACTACTGGTGTTGCTTGGGCTGGAGGTAATTTAAAGTTTTCTAGATCATCAGCTTCAGATTCAGCTGACAGACTATTGACTAGAGGTTTTGATTCAACAGTAACAAGTG